CTTCCGGCGGCGCCGTGTCGCACCGCTCTTGATTCCGCCCTTGGCGCTGTTTTTCCTAACTTCGTCCGGACTTCGTTCACTGTTGGGAATCAGATTCTCATGCCCTTTCATGTCACATCTTCACCACCGTCCTCAAAATGGATTAAAAAAAGCACCTTTTCAGGTGCCGGTCATAAGCTATATGGTTCCTCCCACGAAAAAAGCGCCCTTGGCGGGGCGCTTCCTCCGGTTCTACGTATCTGTTAATGAACTGGACTGCTTTCCGCAAATCCATGATACCAGTATAGCACGATTTTCTAAGAAAAAGTGGGATAAAAGCGGGACAAAAACGGGATAAAAACGGGATTGGTTTTTACAGTTCCACCAGGTTCAGCCGAGTCTGTGTGGGCGCTGCTTTCGGCCCGTATTCCATGCCGGTCATCTTCCGCAGCCCGTCCCGGAATTTCCGCCGGCACCAGCTTTCGTCATGGCAGGTATCCAGGGCAATCTGTTTCCATTGCTGGTGATTGATGCCACGCAGCCGAACCATCTGACGTTCAGCCCCTTCCAGGGCATCCATATGATCATCCAGGGCTTTCAGGACCGCTTTCTTTTTCTGGTATTCTGCCTTCAGCCGTTGCAGCCGGCTTTCCAGGATTTCTTTCTGCTGGTAGGCTACTTCTTCCGGCGACGGTTTGTCCCAGCCGCCGCCAAAACTATCATAGCCGAATTTCGTGGTCTTGGGTGCCGCTTCCAGCCGGAGTTGGCCGGCGATTTCCTGGATCTGGGCTTCTAGCGTATTCACCCTGGCGGTCCAAATGTTGTAGTTTCGAAGCCTGTCCAGGATGATGTTCTCCCACTCGTTGTAATACATGGGCCCCACCTCCTATCTGATGTGATTCTTGTTACCGCTGTACCAGCTTCCTCTTCAGGAAGTCTTCCTCGTCCTTCAGCTTATCCCGGGCATGGCTCACCCGGTCGACGGCCTGAAGCAGCACATCATGGGTCATTTCATCGCTGCTGCCAGGCCGGAGCTTGGCAGCCATGATGGTCTTTGCCCCCTTCTTTTATCTCAGTTTATCGGTCTCTGGATAGTTCATGACTTCCTCAATGGCAGCCTGTACAAATTTACAAGCTGGTTCATCAAGATGATGGTCTCCGGACCATTGGTGCCAGTCTTTCAGGCTCCTGCCGACGCCTTCATTGATGAGCCATTCAAGGGTTTCAAAGTCTTTGAAATCGTCCAGGCTAAATTCGCCTTGATTCCATATTTGGTCACTGATGTACTCATTGATAAGATGCCCTCCATCAACTTTGAAATTCTCCTCTCGGATTAAATTGATGTATGCCAGCTTGTCTTGGTAACGGTAATCTTCACGGGTCCCCCATGTGTAGTCCCGGAATGAGTCACGGATCTGCTGCCGAAATTCATCGCTCACTACAGACTTAGGCGTAATCATTACTTTCACGCCCCTAGGAAAATACAAAACCTTGCTTTTCATGTCTCTGCCTCCTTTATTCGTCCTTAATGGTGATGAGCATCACTACGTCTTCGTTCTTATTGGCACATGCAACGATTTCAAGAATTTCTCGGTTCTTGATTTTTTCGATGGAATCCCACGTCATAGCCGCCGGATCACCATTGAGTATGGCTTCTCCGTCCCGCGTCTGAACCTCAATATCCGTATCTACAATCAACGGAAATAGTTTCTTGAATCTCATGGTTTAGCCTCCTATTCTCTGGTTCCTTCCGGTCACATACAGCCCGTAGGGATTAATCATCTCGTAGATTCGACTTCCCAGGGCTGCATCAATCGCGGTTATATCTTTAATCGGGAACTCACTGGAAAAAATCGTGGTGAGATGGTTGATGTACCTGGCATTGATAAGGTCAAACATCAGCCGCAGTTCTTCCCGGTCCACGTCAGCCAAATGCCCGTCTTTCACCGTCCCCGCCAGTTTAAACAGATCGTCAATGTACAGGTTCGGTACCGACTTCCACTTGTTCATGGCCGTTTCATAGTTCTCCCGGTAGCCGGTGGTTGCCTTCAAAAGCTCCGGGGCTTCGCTCCGGTATGAAAAGTAATAGTGCGGTTCTCCGTACTGCCTGGTCAATTCCTGACATACGCCGATGCAGATATGAGTCTTGCCCATTCCGCTGCCCCCGAAGATTCCGAAGCCGGGGCCGTTCTTTTCATGACAGTGCAGGTAATCTTTTGCCATGTTGAGCATCCTGGCAGCTGTCTGGCTCCTGCTTCCGTCAAAGCTCTCCAGTGTATAACGCTTGTAATCTTCCGGGCTAATTCCGGAAGCCTTCAAACGTCTGTTTGCCTGTCTTTGTTCGTAACATGCCGAACAATGGGCCATGTACGTGCGTCCGTTCTTGTTCACTTCAATCCATCCGGTGTTGTGGCACCGGGGGCAGATGATCCCATCTTCCGGAGGCGGAGGCAGCACCACCACGTTTTTGTGCTGGGCCGCCTTTTGTCTGATCCGTTCCAGCATGGCGCGGAAATCATCGTCCCGGACGGTTGCTTCAGCCTTTTCCATACTTCTCGCCCCCTTCACTATTCTCAACGACTCTTGCCAGGGTATAGCAGCCCATTTTCCCGTTTGAAAGTCTCACGTGGATTTCGTGCGGGTACAGTTCATCCTTGACTCCTGGGGCCTTATAAGGAATCCGGCAGCCCAGGTATGAGCAGATTCCCAAAGGCTTTATATGCAGCTTTTCATGTGCTTCACATTCCTCCGCGGTTTTAAAGATCGAGCCGCAGGTTTCACATTGATACACTGTTTTCACTTTCCTCATCCTCCATTCCTCCATATTTCGTTTCTGAGCGGTTTTTATATTGCCCGCATAAATTTCTACCTGTTTTTGATTTTGAAAGCTCCTGCCCCTGTTTTTATTTACGCTGGTGGCATTCGTGTCAAAAAGGAATATCGTCATACTGGGTATCTCGTTTGGTTTCCTGCTTTCCAGGAACCGACTTGAACCCTTTTGCCCTCCAGGTCCGTAGAACTTTGTCGATATAAGCAATGCTCCGGGCCTGGTGGTCAATGGCTTCTTTGCATGCAGCGATGCACCACTCGTCTCCGTATTCGTCCGCTAGATCAAGAAGCCGTTCCCTCTCGTAAGAAGAAGTGAGTGGAAAAACATTCTTGTTGTAGAACTCAACGGTTTTAACTCCATTGGAAAGAGTTGTTTCTCCTTCCCTTGTTAGTACTTCTTTATTTACAGAGTACTGATTATTAAAAGCAGCAGCAGCTGATAAACAATTATTTTTATTTTTAGTAGTACCTTCTATATCTAGTTCTTCTTCTAATTCTTTATCTTCTTCTATTTCTGTAGCCGTTAGGCTAACGTTAGAATCGTTAGACCTAACGTTAGGTTTTCGCGAACTGCTTTCAAAAAGTGGTTTTTTATGCTTGTCGTACCATTTTTTCTGCCGTAGCCGGTTCTTTTCCTGGCTTTTGGCGAGTGCATCAGAGTCGCTTTGATACTTCGGCCAGTTCGACAGGGCATAGGCATCGTCAATGATTGTCACCATACCGAACTCCTGAAAAACATCCAGTGCCGTTCGTACCGTTGACAGTTTTCTATTGAATATTCCGGCCAACATTTCTGCATTGTACGGAATTTCTTTATTCAACCTGAACACACCATCGTTGTCGGTTTTCCCGGCAAAACACAGGAGCTTAAGCCATATTACCAGGAGGCTGTCGCCTTCCGGCATTAGCTCAATGAGCTTGATTTTCTCATCATCGAACATACTGGTTGACAGCTTGATCCATGGTCTGCCCATATTCACCACCTCCTTTCATGGGAAGAAATCTCCCCACCTGGTTATTTGTCTCCCAGTTCTTCAGGAGTGAAAGGAGCGCCGGGGTCAATGGTGCCCTGGGGCTGTTCCTGATCCGGAGCTTCCTCGGCTTCGCTGGCGTTCACATCCACCACATAGTCCGGTTTATCTTCATCATCGAAGGTGCCGGTGGCAATCGCCTGGGCTGCCCGCAGTACGGAGGGATCCGCACTCTGATACGTAACACTCATAAGGCCCCACTTGCCAATCAGTTTACGCAAGACGGTCTTTCTCATCATGGCATCCGGGTTTTCTTTCCAACCACGACTCATATAGTTGCCGTGACGGAACTTCTTTTCGTGTGCCTCCAGCTGTTTCACGGTCATGTAAATGGTCTTTTCCATACCATTTATCATCTGAAAGTACCCGACATAACCGATAATGGGCGCTTTCTCCCGTTCATCTTCATCTTCGATAAATTCCAGTTCAATATCTTCCCGGAGGCGGTCATAAGATTTCAGCTCCCCGGCTCTGACATCCACAACGTTGATCCGTTTGTATACCCCAGTCCGCAGGGCCAGCTGGAGCATGCCTTTATACCCCATAAGGAAGCTGGCTTCCATCCGGTTCCGTTTGCTGTTGCGGAAAGGGACAAGGTACGCATATCCCAGTGCCGGGTTAATAGGAAGGTCAAAGGATGCTGCCTGGAGTGCGCTCTGGATAATCGTCACAGGAGCATCGTGGAAAGCATCCATAAGCGCGCTATCTGCGTTCATGAGGCTCACAATGCTGCTGATGAATTGCGGGGACCGCTTACCCAGCAGTTCATCGAACCGCTTCTGATAGCCTTCCTTGCTGAGCAGCATGTTCATTAATGCCGCAGTTGATTCTTTCGCCTGCGGTTGTGTCTGGGTCATTTGTGCCTGCCGTTTCGCCATAAGTCCGCCATTGATACTAGTCATGATTTATTCCTCCTTTAATCTTTCACTCTCAATACCCGAACAGGATCCCCAACCTTTTTACAGGCTTCGTATGCCTCCGGGAAATCCTTTTCCAGCTTCTTTCGATTGATAGTTACCCGTCCGGGCTGGGGCTTCCAGGTGAATACCCGCCCGTAGCAGGTTCCCACTTCGTTGTCGCCTAAGATGGTGCACAGCTTGTTTTTCGCTTCCTCAAAGAAGAATTTCGCGGTATTGTAATTCTCTTTAGCCGTGTCGTATTCTTTGAGTGCATCGGCAGCTGTAGGAAGCTCCACCGGATCAGCCTGGCCACCGTGGAACTTTTCAACCAGGGCTTTCTGACAATCACTGCTACCGTCCACCGGCGGCATCTCTCCGCCGATTACATTCTTTTCCCAGAAGTCTTTTTCCATCTGGAAAAGCAGCTTTATATCTTCTTCGTTCCGTGGAATTTCTTTCTGCACATAGTGCTGGCCGCCGATTAGACAAACGATGTACCACTTGCTGATCCCCGTTACCAGCATGTAGTGCTGACATTGGAGATAATAAGAATCGGGGATGTTGTCGTCAGTCCAGGCCGCTTCCGCCCGTGCATTGGCCGTCTTGATTTCCAGGCCGGCATCTTCGCCGACCACCAGACGGTCCACGTTCGCAAACAGCCAGGGATATTCGGTGCTTTGCACCATACCCTGCCGGTGCACCTTCTTTCCGGTGACTTCCGTAAACCGGTCAGCCACAACTGGTTCCAGCTTAGTCCCCCAGAGAACGGCTTCATTGTCGGACAGATCATCCGGTTCCGCTTGTCCGGTCTTTTCCATCCAGAGCTTCCAGGCGCTTTTCCACGGATTGACACCGGCAATCACTCCGGCATCACTCCCGCCGATTCCTTTATTCCGCAGGTCAAGCCATGCTTGATGGTCTTTCATCTGTTCTACGCTCATAATGAGCTTGCAGTTTTTCATGGTTCTTCCTTTCTCGTTACGTCCATACCGGCCTCCAGTCCCAGGAGGTATGACCGCATCCAGGCTATAATTTCCCGTTGCTGTTTTTCGCTGCCTTCTCTGAGCACGTCCTTAACGGCTATGTTCAGCTTCGCGATTAAGTCAATCGTAGAAGGCGTTGTTTTAACAACGTTTCTAGAGGGGGTGGCAGCTTCATCCGTTGCTTGCACGGGAGCTTCTGTCACCTTTACCGCAGGTCTCCTTTCTCCGTATACAACCCGCATTGGCTCTATCGACGTTACATCGTCCGGAATATCCAGCAGCTTACGGACTTTTTGGGCGGTAAGGTAATCGCTTGGCAATCGGTTATTCGCTTCACAAGCGCTCCAGGTTCCGCTTTTTATGCCGATTTTACGGGCAAAGGATGCCCCGGTCTTGTAGCCCTTTGCTTTCCTTCTGTTCCTCAGTGAGAAGGTGGGAAGGTGTTCTATAGTTTTCATGATTCCTTCTCCTCTTGCATAAGCCTTCTGACCTTCCAGGCAAGCTTGACGTTCCGTTCCAGGTGGTATGTGCCGTCCTGATCCTTGACCACCTTCCAACCGGGACGACTTATTTCCAGCGTCTTGTTTGCCATATTGCGCCTCCTGTGTGGTATAATGAGGCTATAGCTCTTTCATAAGAGTTTGTTCCCATTATTTCCCCGTGTCGCCACACGGGGATTTTTTTATAGCCTCCGCTTGTTTCTTCAAAACCTTTTCAACCTTTTTCGCCGCCTGGATAAAATCCGTTCTGGACCTCTCCATGATTCCGAACAAGGTCAATAAATCATCGGTTTCAATCGGATCATTCTTCCGTATTGACTTGTTCACTTTGGCCAGCTCCTTCTTTAAATACTGGGAGCAGCTTGCACAGTATTTCCGGTTTCCGCTTTTTGTCTGCTCAATCGGCAGACCGCACCTCAGACAATGGGAAATACGCTTCTTGCCGGTCTTGCCGGTGTACTTATTTTTTACATATTCACTTTTCGCAGGCTTTACATCGTCGATTGCCGCGAGTTCAATTTTTTCCACCATCGTTTTCAGGTCCGTTGTCGGCAGCTGGCTGATGATGTCTTCAGCCGGAGTCTTGAACTACCTGGAATATTCTGGTGAAAGAAAGTACTCCATGGCTTCCGCATTGTCCGGGTTCTTTTTTAGCTTGATTAGAAAATCAAGCATTATTTTTTGGGCAATACTGCCCACTCGCCTGAATTCCTCAGGTTCCATTTTGTCTCTTTCGATCATTGCTCACCCCCAGATCGCCAGGTTGAGGGCGAAGATAAAAAGGGCTACAGCCCCGAAGAAGCCGATTACCACACCCTGGAAACGGGGCCCCAGAACTTCAAAGCCTTCTGATAACGCATCAATCAGCCAGGCCACAGTGCTCAGTACGATCCGGATTACGATATACGTAACCAGCACCAGTGCAACCAGAAGCGGTGCTCTTTTTCTCTGCTTTCTTTCCATCTTCATTCCTCCTTTTATTTGCAAGCCAGGCCACGTATTCCGCCTGGTGCATATTAACGTATTCCGTAATCAGGTCAGCTAGCTCTCTCATTTTCTTCCTCATCCTTTTTGTTCATGAGGTCTGCATAATGCTGAGCAACGTCCTCGGTCCCGAACTGGGCTGTCACCAAATAGGCTGACCCGCTCCGGCTGATTTCTGCCCGGAGGACGTTCTCAATTCCGTTGGAAACGATGTAATAATCGTTTCGCTTGACGGGCTTCCACATTCCTTTCATTGTGCTACCTCCTTTCGTCGCATATCATGCGACTAACTTTGCAAAAAAAATTTCGTTGATTTCTTCATAGGTTAAGCTAAGAGCTTTAGCAATCGCCGTCACCTCACCGATAGTGAAGTTGACGCCACCGTTCTCGAACTTCCGATAAAGCGTAGCGGGATTGATCCCGATAGCCGCAGCCAGAGAACCAATAGTGAATCTTTTTTCTCGAATTTTGCCCTTCAGTTTATCGATATTGACCAAAACTTTCGCCCCCTTTTTATTCGCATGATATGCGACTTTCATCACGACAATAATAAAATATTCCTACCGCATTGTCAATATATTTTTTGCGGAAAATGCGATAAAATTTTTATTTCAGTTGATTATTTATTGCATATTTGCGAAATAAATGATAGCATATAGGAAAATAAAAAAGGGAGGCAAAAGGCTTTATGGATACCATTGGAGCAAGGATTAGAGAGTGTCGTAAGCGTGAAGGAATTTCCGCAGAAGAACTGGCCAAAAAGTTGGGCAAAAACAAAGCCACAGTCTATAGATATGAAAACGATGATATTAAAGACCTTCCCATTACGATCCTGGAACCATTAGCAAGAGCTTTGAATACAACACCTGCCTATCTACTGGGCTGGGATAAGGAAAAGGACAACGGACTTTCCAGCAAGGAAGAAAGGGAAATCGAATCTGACCTGGAAGATATGATGAACTCCGTATCATCTGCTGCATATGATAGTGACTCAGACATGGAGGACCTTGAAGCATTTAAAGCAACAATCAAAGCAGCAATGATTCAGGCAAAAAAGATTGCCAAAAAGAAATACACTCCCAAAAAATATCGAAAGGAGTAAGTGCTATGGACGTTCGAAAGAAAGTTCAGCAGCTGATCCGTAAATATAAAACAGATGATCCGTTCCAGCTGGCGGATCATCTGGGTATTCATGTCATTTACGGGGAACTAGGTGGAAAACTTGGGAACTATCTGAAATACAAAAGGTCAAAGTTTATCATCATTGATAATGTACGCACCCCGGAAAGCATGTTATTATTCGTTTGCGCCCACGAATTAGGCCATGCCCTTTGTACTCCTACGGCCAACACCCAATGGCTAAAGACCTATACCATGAGCATAAACGCGGATAAAGTCGAACACACCGCTAATCAGTTCGCTGTCAACCTTTTGCTAAATGGAAAGTATTTGTCTGAATATCCTGATACATCTTTGTATGACTTGGCCGCGAATAGAGGCGTGCCAAAGCAATTTATCGCCTTGTTAAAGGAGCTGTGACATGATTTTCAAGTTGTTTTTAATGATCGCTTATTTCATTATCTGCCATATTCTTATTGCCAAATGTAGGAGTATTTCTTTCATTCTGGCGTTCGTATTCCCCATTGTGGCGTGGTTCTCTCCCATTATTCCCCGTTGGTATGTTTTTATCCTGGCGTTTACCACGGTATCAAATGCGTTCGGGTATCCGGGCCGGATCCCGGTGTACAACCAGCCGTCATACATGAGAAAGTACGGGACCATTCTTTCCATCGTTGAAAACGGCCTGTTGCTTATCGGCCTTGTTTGGATGATATATTCCGGTGTCACCAGCTTTATGAGTCTGTTTTAAGAGGGAATTGTTATGGCTCAAAAATGTGTCATTTACGCGCGTTATTCGTCCGACAGGCAGCGGGAAGAATCCATTGAAGGGCAGATAAGGGTATGTGAAGAATTTGCCCTTAGAAACGATTTAGAGGTCATACAGACCTATACTGACCGTGCACTTACTGCTAGGACGGACCGGAGGCCGGCCTTCCAGCAGATGATTGCCGACTGCAAAAAGCGGCAGTTCAGTTATATCCTGGTGTACAAGTTAAACCGCTTTAGTCGGAACCGCTACGACAGCGCAGTGTACAAGCATAAGATTGCCCAGTACGGAGTCAAAGTGCTGTCAGCCATGGAAAGAATCACGGATGATCCATCCGGTATCCTCCTAGAATCTCTGATAGAAGGGATTGCAGAATACTATAGTGCTGAGCTGGCGGAAAACGTGCACCGGGGCATGACAGAAAATGCCCTGGAAGGAAAGGCGAATGGCCGGGCCCCTCTGGGATACAAGAAAGGCCCGGACGGGAAACTGGTCATTGATGAGCGAAGTGCGAAGGCCGTTCGTTTCATCTTTCAAAGTGTGTTGGAAGGCCGGACCCTGAAGAAGATAGCCGGGGATCTCAATGCTATGGGATATAAAAATTCTTTTGGCCGTCCATTCGCCTCCAGCAATTTCGGGAACCTGCTCAGGAATAAGAAGTATATTGGAATCTATCACTGGGGGAATGAGGACGTTGAAGGCGTAGTTCCTCCCATTATTGAGCGGGCAGTCTTTGATAAGGTCCAGGAGCTTATAGAATCCCGAAAGCACAAGAGTACAAGAAAGAGAGTGGAGAACTACCTTTTAACTGGCAGAATGACTTGTGGCCTTTGTGGGGCCGCCTACATCGGGAAAAGCGGGACTAGTCACACCGGGGCACCATATGCCTATTACTGCTGTTCTAATCGCGTACACAGAAAAGGATGCAAGGGAAAGAACTACCGGCAGGACAAGCTGGAAGAATGGATAGCGATGGAGACATTGAAGGCCCTTAACCGGCCGGAGACCATACGGCAGCTGGCCAAACAGATTATCCGAATACAGGAGGCGGCAGCAGGCGAACCGGATCCCGTTGTAGACAACCTGGAAGCGGAATTAAAGGACTATAAAAAGCGGGTGGCAAATTCCATTAAAGCGATAGAGGCCGGAGTCATATCTGAAACAATCTCCCAGAACATCACGAACTATGAGAATAAAATAAAGGCCCTGGAGCAGGAATTGTCCAGGGCAAAATTGAAACGTCAGCCATTCACGTTGACGCAGGATCATATTGAATTTTTCCTAAGTTCTCTTTTGGCCGGTGATCCGGCAGATGCTAAATACCGCAGCCAACTCATTGACACATTGATAGCTGGGGCGGTTATCTATCCGGACAAAATAGAAGTGTACTACAAATACCAAAAAGAACTTCCTTCACTCCGGAATCCGCTCACGATTTCGGAAGAAGGAAGTTCGAATGGGAAAAAGTTGGTGGGCCCACAAGGATTCGAACCTTGGACCAACCGGTTATGA